TTAATCATTGGGGTGCTAATGAATTAGTAACAATAAATGGTCAAGGTGATGTAGTAGCGACAGGAGATGGCACGTTTGATGACATCAGAATAGGCGAGTTGTCTAACAACACTAATTTTAGCGGAGTGTTTCATAACACCCATACAGGCTCAGAATATATGATGAAAAGTCAAGGCCTTAGTACGTATATAAGTTGTCACACTGGTAACAGTGTTTTCATAAGAGGTGGTGCTGATTTACAAAACAACCAAATAGAGGTTAATGCTGCAACTGGCGTAAATATACAAAGTCAGCATGGTGTAAATATAATGGACGGCAGTATTGATTTTTCTAGCAACTCTGATACCTACCCACATGTCGTAATGAAAGGTGCTAATGGAAGAGTAAAATATGGTACTTGGAGTGATGTAAGCGGTGGTATGCCTATTTATGGTATAGGTATGACAGGTGAAGTGTCATACGGAAGTATTGGAAACCAAAATACTGGGATTGACAATGAATTTGCAATGACATTTCAGATGAATAATAGTGATAGTCGTGGTTGGGTATTTTTAGACACATCACATACTTTGGCTCAAGGTGCAATGTCTCTTACCACGCAAGGTAGAATGACTGTTGCTCATTCTATGCGTCTTGGCTATGGGGAAAGCGATACAACAGAGTCAGGTGCTACTCATGCCTTAGATGTTAGTGGAAGTATAAGTTCTACATCTACAATTTCAGCTACAACAAGTAATGCTTCTACATCTACTGACCTTAGAAAAATTACAACATCTACATCACAGCCTTCTGGTGGTGCAGATGGGGACATCTGGATCGTTGTGCCTAGCTAATTATGTCAGGAGTTTTTGTTAACGTAGGTGGTACTTGGAAAGATGCCACAAACTATTTTGTAAATGTTAATGGCACTTGGAAAGAAGGTAATGAGATCAATGCAAGGATGGGTACAGATTGGAAAGACAGCGGGATTATAAAAGACAACCTGACTATTCATTATGACGGCTATAACACTAACAGTTATTCTGGTACGCAAACTACTATTAATGGTGTGGCATATGATTGGCTTGATTTGTCTGGTAATGGTAATCATGGTCAAGTAGATCCGCAAGCAACTTCTGGTCGTATAACTTTTGATACAACAGAAAAAGCATTTGAATTTGCAAATGTAACAGGTAATGCTAATGGTAATGACAATATTTCCATCAGTAATCTTAATTATGTTTCTGGCCCATCAGATGGTATTACAAACCTTACCCTTGCTGCTTGGATTAAAAATAATAGTGGTAGTTTAAATAGAAATAATGGTGATCCAAGGATTATTGCATCATTTGACCGAAGTTCTGTATGGAGGTTTGGTATCGGACTTGATGCTGGTAACAATGCTGCTAATGCTGGAAGAATAAATTTTAGTTTTATGGGAACAAATGCTAATGGTGGTAGTCAAATTCATGATAGAGTTGCACAAGTTGGTAATGATTTAAGAGATGATAGCTGGCATTATGTGGCCGTTACTTTTACTACAACCGAATTAAGATTTTATGTAGATGGTGTAAAAATTGACACTCAAACAGGTACGTTTAATGAGTTAGGTGGAGGTACTTCAAGTGAAACACCTAGATTTGGTTTTATTGGTCTTGGTTCAGAAGCAAGTACTTTTTCTGGCCCTGCTGCCCCACAGCAAATGTTTGCTGGGAAAATAGGTGCTTTTCATTATTACACAAGTGGTAGTGATAGTGCAGCCACATTAACTGATGCACAGATATTACATAACTTTAACGCTTTAAAATATAGATACGGCTTCACCTAGAGACAAAGATTAAATTAACTGATACGATTAAAGAAAGTTTATTAATTTAATGGCAATTACTAAAGTTTGGGAAGTGAACAAATGTCGTTTTGAAACGGCTGATAAATATATTTACGAGGTTATCTATCGTGTAAAAGGAATGGATGGTGATGAGGAAAAGTGGAGAGAAACAGGTATGGTATCACTGCCAAAACCTGATACTTTAATTGCTTATGATACGTTAGATGCAGCTACAGTTATAGGTTGGGTAAAAGCTAAAATAGATTCTGATGCAGCAGAGATGGGTGGTTCTACCGTCAGTGATATTGAGAAGACAATAGATGATGCTATCGCAGAACTAAACGCACCAACTACTGCCGAAGGAACACCTTGGGCTGTCGCAGAATAATAGAAAGTAATATATAAAAAGGGCTGGATGCAGTAATTGTACAGAAAGTTATAATAACAATAAGAGCTAACAGTACTTTCTTCATGTTAAATAAAATCTCATCAGTCTTATCCATTTTATCGTTTCTGATTAGCATAACAACCATAGGGGCTGGGTGGACAGCTTACAAATGGGTAACAAGTCCACAATTTGAATCGATGATGATGGAAAAGGTAATGAAAAATGTAAATAAAATTATGCCATCACAGATTGAAAAAAAGTTACCAAAGTTTAGTGGACCTGTATTGCCTTTATGATTTTAGGGTTTATTAAGAAGCTGGTTAAATACTACTTTGATAAATTAGTTCAATGGCTACGTATGCAGAAATTTAATTTAGAACTTGATAATGATATAAAAAAATATCACGAAGAATTAGATAAAAAGGTAAAAAAACCAAAAATAAAAGAGGTTGGGAAATTTGGAGAAGATGGTTGGTCTATATCTATAGGAAATGTAGATGACGATAAAAAAAATTGAGATAAAAGAAATTGACATCCCAATAATCAGGATATGGGAAGCTGAAATACCTACATTAGATTTAATTTATAAACCGATTGTAGATATTCCTGGTTGTGTTGATGCCCATAGAAATAACTTAACAGGATTAATAAATGAAGATGGACTAGGAACATATCAAGCCTGTGGAACGTTTGATATGCCAAGTTATGAACCGTTGGAATATAACCCTAGTGAATTTATATATGTGACACCCAATCAACCGTCACAAGAGCAACAGCAAAATATACAGACTGAACAGCCTAAATTACCACAGAAGAAGAAGGAAGAGAAAGAGATTGTAATACCACCCTGCCCAGGTAAAAAAGATTTAAGAGTAGGAAGTTTTGTTAATGAAAAGCGTTTGGAACGCGTAAAAGGCTATGTTAGAGGGGAAGACGGTATTGAATGTATTACTCTCTATGAGGACGTTCCGTTCAAAGATCAATATATACCAAATTTACCTACTGTTATTTCTACTGCTCTTATCGCTAGTGTGGCTGCGACTACTCCTTTACTTCTTAATGTAGTAAAACCGCTTGTAAAAAACGTAATAAAGAAGCTTACAAAGAAGAAAAAAGATGTAGAATGATATTAAGCATCTGTCTTATGGGTCGCTCCATAATGAGAAGACGTTAGGATTTAAGCCTAGTCGCCAGTTGCTTTTTTAGACAAGTGGATACCCGTAGCTTGTCTATTCTAATTTATGAATGTGCGGTAATACTTGATTTTTTCTTTCTTTAACTATTACATCCTCACATAATTTATGGTAAATACTTGTACTTGCATATTCTATTCCTGCAATTTTCAACTCTCCACAATTTTTTAAACGTGCTAGCTCATAATTTAATCTTTCCTTAGATAATATCTGCCTTTGTATTTGTTCTTGAGTTGTAGCAGACTGTAAACAAGCATCTTGAAATCTCTGATCCAATGGGAAGGTAAAGGTTAAAGCCACACCAAAATTTAAACCTAGAGAATCCTTGTTACCACTATAGTTTTCCTGCTCAAATAAGATTTCACCTGGGTTTGTTAAATTACCATCATCATCCACTGCTGGATTGTAGAAAGGAGTCATATATGTATGATCCATTGGTCTTTTTATATTTAAATTTGTAGTGGCAAATGGACTGATGGACATTTGTGGGCCTTGGCATCTAATACCATTACCGTAATGATTTTCTATAGTATTTCCCTGTAAAACCTGCGTGGCAAAATTTGAGACTGATCCAGACGCAGATGCACTGGGAGCAGCAGTGTTTGAGGTATTAGCAAACACTGGACTCCCAATTAATAATGTTGCTATTGAGAGAATACTGTAGTTGTATCTGTTACGCTTTCTGACTGTATTGTGCGTGTGACATCTGTTATAGAATCTAGCCCAGGTGGTGTATAGACTTCTGTAAATTGAAAAGCATTTCCAGGGTTTGTCTGTTTCCAGTTTGGTTTTTCTCCTAAATCTAAACCTGTCCATGTATAAGTTGTTCCGTTTATAGTTTCATTAACAGTTGCATTTGGTGCAGAGATAGTCGATCCATCATGTTCAACACCTGATCCTGTAACTGAATATGTGTACCCAGAATTAAAGTTTGTTGTTCGTATAGTCTCTGTAATATTTGTGGTAGTTTCTGTTCGGCTTGTGGAACTACCCTGAGTGAAGTTAGGAACCACAGGCACAGCGTAGACAGGGCTAGATATAAGAAAAACAAACGGTATATACCTCCACATCTATTCGATAGTAAGATCAGTAACAAATTGTCCAGTAAGAGTAACTCCTGTTCCCGTTCCAGGTGTAAGAGTTATGGAGTGATTTGATAGACCGATATCAGCAGTGCCAACACTTGCTGCACTTGTAGATGTAATATCACTGAAGTTAGGAACAGAACCTACAGAGGGTACAGCATTTGGTGTGGCATCTCCTTCTGTGTAACTTTGACTGAAAGAAAACGCAGATCCCGATGTTGCCTGTGAAGCAGTGGGAAATGTTATCGCTGGTACGCCTGTTGTAACATCACCGAACCCGCCCACGGTAGCTGCTGAATTTGAATCCACTGTTGTGATATTGTTTCCTGAGATACTGTATGAGCTACCAATTTTATCAGCAGATGTACCTGCTGCAACAGCTTCCAGCTTTACACTTGAGGTTATGCTGTGTTTTATATCAGCATATACAGGGGAACTAATTAATAAACCTAGTAAAATTAACTTTTTCATTTAATACCAACATTAGTGTCTTTATTAGATGCTACATTAAGCTGTTTCTTTTTGCCATTACTATTGTTTTTGACCTGTAATCCCATGTTCGACATCACAGCACTGAGCAAACCTGCTGCAAAAGTTGTATCAATTTGTCGGGTTGAATTTCCGAAGTACGCAAAAGAAATTACTGCCAAACTCCAAAAAAGTATAATCATTTGAACAAGGTTTGATATAAGAGAAGGACCATCATTCTCTTCCTTCTCTTCAACCACTGGTTCGACTACAGGGTCTTTTGTTGCCATAAAAGTTGTAACTCTTGTCTAATATTAGCATTTTAGCTATGTTTGGGAAGTAACACATAAAAACGATGGTAAAAATTTTTAAACCCATACTTCTTGTCTTTATAAAATCAAAAGCAATGAAGAGATTAATTGTGGATTTGTTAAAAGCATTAGCTAAACAAACAGACC